CAGCCTTGCTCGTCCTGCCAGATGTTTCTGGCAGCATGGGGAGACTTTCTCGCAACGTTATCGCCTTCGCACTCGCGTGCTACGGCACGCTTGCGGAAGGCGACATTGTGTGCGTGTCGCACTCGAATGGCGAGCCGGTCGAGTACATGCCTGATAGACTGTCGGGCATGGACTACGAGCAGATCATCAGGCAAAGAAACGTACGCGCGATAGTGATCGCTGCTGACCACGACGGCGAGGACACGTTCTTTCGCCTCGCCCAACTTGTACCGCGCGTGTATTGGCTATCTCCATTCGGCTGCAACCAAATGGAGCGCCCGCGCATCCGCGATACGCGCAAGGTGCTGGCGCGCTGGCCGGATGGAATCCGACAGCGAGTGATGTACGCCGATGGGTGCGGCGACCCAGACAGCTGTTTGACAGCGATGGAGATGATGGTATAATATGAAGTGCGTAACTGAGACGACCTGGTGCTTAATCTGATTGAAAGGAATATCAACACAGGTCCACTCAGTCTGACGAGGGGTGGTAGCCCCGAAACGCACTTTATCCCGCTTGAGGGGTTCTGAAAAGAAACGCGCCCGGTACTACTAGAGTACCGGGCGCGTTTTGTTTTGTGAGCGCTAGCTATCGAGTGCCTAGATAAACAAGCTCAATTCTTATGATGTATACCGTGAAGCCGCCTGGGCCGCCTACGTTATAAAAATTCACTTGGTAATCCGCTCCACCTTCTGGAACATCCACCAACTTAACACCACCGAAGGAGTAACTAAGGTAGTCGCCTTGCACATTGAACGGCATTCGGCCTATTAGCCAAGTTTGATAGGGCGGCGCTACTTGATACATCAAGATAACGAAGTTTGACGGACCGGTCGCTACTCCCGTGATTGATACCATGTATCCAAACACGCCACCCTGCTTAATCCTTATTGCCTGCGCAGCTGTGTTGTACTCAAAGATTCTGCCTTTTAGATTATTGATATACGTGATTGGGAAGACGTAGTTGTTGCCTGGCGGAATAAAGACAGATTCGGAACAGTTTAATTCAACCGTAGCAGGCGCGAAGCTGTCCCCGCGCTCCATCGCGCCTAATCGCTCACGTGCGTCCAAATTGTCGCCACCGCCGCTTGTATAACTCATATCTGCATCACACCTAGCTCCATACTGTCAACCTGCGCACCGGCTACCGTGTAGCGCTCGCCAACCACATACGCGATGCCGGCGCACTGCTGGTTATCTGCCGCGACCATAAACACCTGGTCTCCAAGCCTTGGCGTTTCGTCCGCGAAAACCTGCCCAGCGCCAGCTTCAACCGGTCGCCAGCGCATCAGCGCCGCCTGCGCCGCTTCTGACGAGCCGGTTGCCCGACCGTCTATTCTGTCCTCCCAATACGTGAAGACGCCGAATAAGCCGCGGGGCGACCAAGCCCGCGCCACGTCTCTGTCAACGCCTAAGCCGTAACCGAGAGCAACTCCAGCGGTCGGTTGACTCCGGTCATACGCCCACGCCTCAAACCTGATTGTCTTATTCCACCGCAAGTGGGGGACCCCGAAACGCTGTAGAGAATGAGCAAACACCAAGGAGACGGATGGTTCGATGCGATATGCGCCAACCGCGTTCTTCGTGTCGGACCACCTGCCGCACTCGAACCACCAAACTAAAGGGAATCCTTTTGCATGTGCGAGCCTTGTAATCTCCTTTGCGGATTCTAGACGAGACGCCCAAGCAAACGACGTGCTGACATTCACGCTCGGCGCTACGTTGTCTGGCACGACGATTAGCCTTTCACGGAGACCTGCTCCACCCCCATGCATTGGCACGCTTTCCGTCGGTCTCAGCGATATTAAAACGCCCCTGGCCGCATCGCCGGTCCACTGCGCATCGGCTGTCCCGGCGTACCGGTCGGGGTAATAGTCGCGCAGGTAGCGCAGGAACGTCTCTCCTCTTACCACGTAGTATGTGTTGCGCCGCTCAATCGCAGTGATGAAATAGTATTCCCTGCGGTCAGGGAGCATCACCATCAGCACGTCTCCGTACGCGCTAAGGTTGTAGCTCGACGCGCTCAAGCTTATCTCCAGCTCACACGTCGCCACGTCCATCGCACGCCGTTCAAATGAACCGCTGAGCGCGACCGCGCCGGTGCGATTCCCCCAACCGCTGAGCGATGACAATGCAAGAGTGACCTCAGCGCCAATCATGCTTGTACCTGTTTATCTCAACATTGACTGCCGATACACTTCCGCCGACCGCGAACCAGTACCGATTCACATTCTCGTTCGATGACCCCCTGAACATCCTTTTGTATCGCGTGCCGGGCAACGGCGTGACAGACCCGCCGCTGTGATACTTTGGTTCGTAGCTGCTTGCTTGGGTATGTGGGTCAATCACTTCGCCCAATATCTCTGAATCCGCCTTGCTATAGCAGCTGAACACCGGGACAGAAAGGCTGCCGAGCTTAGGCACAATCTCCGCGGTCGTGCCGGTGTTTGGGACAGTGCTGACATTAACACTTACCGGCGTCCAAAGAGTAGCAACATCCCTGAACCCAATGCACATCAGATTGTTGTTCCTGCGTACGGCGAGGCAGTTCGCGTTCGATGCAAATAACGGCATCACCGTTCCATCGTCCCCAAGCCTAAACACCTTTCGCGGTTCGCTGGTTAAAGGGAAAATGCGCTCAGCTGCACAACCTATCTGAACAGCGCCGACCGATATAGCTGGATAGGCGTATGGCACAACACCGCTTAGGTTTCTCAATCTACACAAAGTGCCGAACAAGCGCCCGGCGTGAACCGGGGATTCAGCGCCTATTATCACGTTGTCAATCTCCGACGACTGGTCAATCTCGCTTGGCGCCCATATTGACTCGCCTTCTGCTACGAAGTAAGGCGAGACTTGCTCGCTCCAAACCACAAGCCAACTTCGTTGCGGTGACGTCTGGCGATGCGCAACTGCGACGCGGACGTTGTCTTTGTACAGCACGTCTCTGATTCTCCCACCATTGGGGAAGATGACGCTCGTTGGGAATGGCGAAAACGTGTTGAGAATATCCCCGTTGATATTCACGACGACCATCCCTGCCAGCCCTCCCGTGGTCCGATACTGGCTGAACTCGCCAACTACGATGTATTGGTCTCCAAACCGCCTGACGCGAGTAGGTATGCCGTTGAACGAACCTAGTACTGTCGGAGAAGAGGAAGGATAAGCAAATCGCACTAGTTGATTCGCCCCATGTGCAACAGCTAATATGTTCTCATCGTGCGTCACGCAACCGCGCAGGAAGGTTGAACCCGTCAAAGAACCGATGAGCGTAGCTGCTCCGCCCGTAATAGGCGCGCGCCAGACCTGTGTATCCGTGAAAATAATCCACTCGTTTGATAGAGATCGGTATTCAATGTTGGTTATTGGTTCTGTGATTCCAGTGATTGGCGTGAAGGTCATCGTGCTTAAATTCACCACGAAGGCATTGCCGGTCAGCGTGCTGTTGGACGACGAGACCACACTGATTTCTTCCCGCCAGTAAATATTTAAACATGCGAAGCGCAATGTGATATTGGCACGATACTGATCGTCCTCAAACTGGACGCTCATTTGCTCGAGAACAACACCTTGAAGAGTCCATGGATCAGTTGATTGCGCTCTAACTCGCAATACAAGTACACCAGGCGGCCTGTTTCTACGCCAGCGCGTGTGCGTCTCCAGCTCTCGTATAGCCGCGTGCAGGTTTGGCATACTCGTCCCCTGCACGTCAAGCACGACGACGATGCGCCTCGCTCGCTCTTGCTGGCCTACCACTAACGTGCGCCCACCTAGCGCATCGCGCGTGAGCACCTCAACCTCGTTTATTAGGTCGCCTTGGAAGTCTCGCAACACCCACGAGTATTGCCCTGCCACGTTGCGATAGTGCAGCGTGGTCAGCGTGGATATTCCCCTGAACAGTTCTACCTCCATCCTAATCTCCTCATCAATTCAAAGTCGCTTATCACGCCCTGAGAAGACGCAGCGTTTACGGTGAGCATGAAGTTGTTGGTGACGTTCTGCGTCGTCATCTGCTGCTGTCCTCCGCCTATGCCAAACGGAAGACGAATCCTGTTGAGATTCTCCATCACGGTCTGCGCCACGTTCAGCCCGAAGTTGCGCAGGCTTAGCAGCGCGTTGTTCACTCGCTCGATGAACGACAGCACGCCGCTTAGGTTGACGCCGATTAAGGCCGATACCGTCTCTACCGCCCCGCGTATTGCATTCTTCACCATCTCGCCCAAGTTCCTGACAGTGTCGCCAAGGTATCGGATGAACCCGTCCATATCGCCGCGCAGGAGCGCGGCAATCGCGCGGATGAATGACGCAAGTGTGGTTAGAGCGTCTCGAATCAAAGTGCCGAAGTTGCGCGCAAAGGCGAGTAATGCGTTACCGATTTGAGTGACCAGCGGCGAAAGCGCCTTCAGCACATTCTGGACGTGGGGAGCGAGAGCGGACAGCAGCTCACCTATGGCGCGCAGCGCGTCTTGCGCAGCCGGCTTAATGTCAGCGAACACTTCGCCCAGGACGCGGAATCCCTGCTTAATCAGCGCTTGTAGCTGAACGCCAATGTCCCGCAGGACGGGCGCGATTGCTACACCGAGCGCGGCAATCCCGTCCAGGACTGGCTTGAACGTCGACCACAGCTCCTCGCCAGCCATACGCAGCGAGGCGAGAAGAGCAGAGAAGTCAATCTGCTTCACCGCGTCCCTTGCTAAAGCAAAGACCTCAACAATCCTGTCCTTGAGCGGCATGAACATCCGCCCAAGCTCCTCGCCTGCTGTGCGCGCGGCAGCAACAAGGGCCGACAGGTCGATTTGCTTCACCACTTCTTGCAGCTTGACGAACCCATCGATGAGCCAACTGCCAACCTTCTCAGCCACTTCGCGCGCTGCGAAGACGATAGCCGAGAAATCGATTTGACTCACCACGTCTTTTACCAAAGCCAACCCTTCAGCGAGTAACCTGCCCGCTTTCTCTCCTACAGTCCGCGCCAGCTCGACGAGCGATGACAGGTCGACTTGCTTCACCACTTCGCTCAACACAACAAAGCCCTTGGCAAGCAGGCCACCCACTTTGAACCCCACTACGCCAGCCAAGGAGACGAGCGACGATAGGTCGATTCGCTTAACCACGTCTCCCACAAGAGCAAATCCTTTAGCTAGCAAGCCGCCTATCTTCTCGCCGACCACGCGTGCTATGGCGATAAGCGGCGAGAAGTCGATTTGGCCCACCGCGTTTTTTAGCGCGACAAACCCCTTGGCGAGCAGTTCTCCTACCTTCTCCCCGACCGTGCGCGCTATGGAGAAGAGCGCAGAGAAGTCAATCTGCTTCACCACGTCTCTCAGCATGGCGAAGCTCTTGACGAGCACGCCGCCCACCTTCTCGCTGACCACTCGTATTGCCACGACGAGCGCCGAGAAGTCAATCTGCTCCACCACGTCTCTCAGCATGGCGAAGCTCTTGACGAGCAGGTTGATTGCCTTCTCGCTGACCGAGCGTATTGCGGCGACGAGCGACGAAAAGTCGATGCGCTTCACGGTCTCGCTCAGAGTCTCGAAACTCTTAGCAAGCCAATTCCCCACCTTCTCGCCGAGCTCCTCCACGAACTGAATCACCCGGTCTTCGGTCAGCAGGTCAGCAATGGTGAAGACCACCTTAGCGAGCGCCGGCAAGAGCTTTTCGCCAAACGACAGGCCGAGCGTCTCGATTGCATTGTTTAGTGCTTCCTTTGCACCCCTTAGCCCACGCATGCGCGCTTCGGCTAGCTCGGCTGCTGCGTTCGCCTTCGTCACAGCCTTGTACATCTCGTCGTAGGCTTCCACGCCGGCCATAAGGATGATGTTCGCTGCTCGGATGGCGTCTGATCCGAAGACAGTTGTGAGGATGTAGTTACGCTCCTCTTCAGTCAGCTTCGATAAAGAGCGAGAGAATTGATCAACTAGGTTGCGCAACGGAAGCAACCTGCCTTGAGCATCAGTCAGTTTGATGCCGAGTTCTTTCATCATCTCGGCAGCTTTATCTGTCGGAGCAACCAGGCGAAGCAACATCGTCTTTAATGACGTACCAGCGTCGCTTCCCTGGATTCCAGCATTCGCCATCAGCGCCAGTGCTGTGATGGTCTCTTCGATACTTCTGCTGCTCATCGCAGCAACAGCGCTCGCCATCTTGAGCGAATCGGCCATGCTGGTCACGTCAGCCGCGCTCGCGTTTGCGGCAGCCGCTAGCAAGTCCGCCACCCGGACGGCTTGGTCGCCCTGGAGATTGAAGGCGTTGAGTGCGCCGGCCACAATCTCAGCTGCGCGCGCAGCGTCCAGCTGCCCGGCGGCAGCCAGCTGAAGCGAACCCTTCGCAGCAGCCATAGCTTGCTCGACGGACAAGCCGGCCTTTGCAAGCTCAGTCATCGCCTTTGCGGCGTCAAGCGCGGACGCGGCGGGGATGGTCACGTCCGCGCCCAGCTGTTTTGCAAGTTCCGAGACTTTGCGCATCTGCTCTCCGGTTGCGCCGCTCACCGCTTGCAAAAAGTTGAGCTCGCTTTCAAGCTCTGCGGCCTTATTGACTGCTCCGCCGATTGCACCGGAGAGCGCTCTCATCCCGTCCTGGACCACGCTGGCGGCCAGGAAGCCTGCGGCTGTGGAAAACGCCGTCTTAAACGCATCGGCAAGCCCAAAACTCAGCTTCTTGAGCTTGCCAATGTCGTCCGAGACGCCTGCTATCGCGCGTCGAAAATCTCGCGCGTCTCCCGTAATCTCGATGCGAATCTCACCGTCCGCCATATCTCCTTATCTCGCGCTTCATTCGACGCACTTTCTCGCGCTCGTACTCACAGGCAGCCTCTGCCCAGAAGAGCGAAAGCTCGCGCTCGAGCACCCACGGAGCTACGCCCCAGGTCTCGGCAAGGTGGAGCAGCAAGGTCACTCGGTCGCGCTCGTGACCGGTAAAGGGGCTGACTCTCCTGCGATATGCTTAACCACTTCCACCAGCTCGTTGAACGAGAGCGCCTGCACGTCAACGCCGTAAGCTTCCAGCGCACGCGCAATAGCCATCAGGTCGCCTTCAGCGATGGTGGCTTGTAAACGCGCGTACTCCATGAAGCTACCCGGAGCGTTTCGGTCAATCCTGCGTACCTTCGTCAAGTCAATCATGGCAGCGTCCCAACACCGTTTATGGTTCGTATTTGCAGCCAGTTGTTCAGGGGAGCAGCCACGAGCGCCTTGAACGTAACCTCTACAGTCATGTTGCCGTCGCGGTCGCCAAACAACTCCGGGGACTCGGCAATCAGCCCGACAAAGTCGATTCGCAACTCGCGCGAACCTGCTGTCTCCACGAAGTTGACGCGGATGTTGCGCGCGACTCTGTCCGTCAGCAGTGCATCCACCAAATCCTCGGCGGTCTCGTTGAACTCTGCGGTGATGCTCAGCTGCGCCTCCCATCGCCCTTCACCCCAGTCAAGGGGCTGCGGGCCTTCAAACATCTTTAGATGCCGGTTGGTGTTAATGCTCAACTCGGCCTCTATCACCGTACCAGGTATCGGTGTCCTGCCGTGGGCTGTGCCAACCGGGTCGACGTACCAGGACGCATGACGAGAAAGAACAGGCGTCACGATGCGCGTCGGCAGAGAATCGGTCAGCGAATTCGCCTGCACCTCTCTTCCGATGAACGCCCAGCTCTCGGTCACCCCGGCGTTTGCCTCGTAGCGCAGCGTCCACTCCCTGATGATGCCGCCGATTACTCGGTATTCCGCGCCTGGTGCGCCGTACTCAATCGTGTAAATTTGCGGTGCGTTATAGACGACGACGGGCGCATTGAATGTGCGTGCGCCACCGCTCGGCGCAACCGGGCCAAACAAGCCGAACAGGCCATAGAGTATGTCCTCGTATGTGCACTGGAGCTCTAGCTCTCCTTCGGCATGACGCTGCGAGAAGACAATCAGGTCACTCACTGAGCGACCTAGCTCTTCAACCACCGCGTCATTGTGGTTGATGGTGACGCTCCCGTCCTTCACGCCCCGCAAGATGGACGTGGCAGCGACCGGCGTCGCAAACGCCGTCTGCTGACCTAGCTGAACCCTACGTAGATGAGTCGCTGGCATCTTTCACCTTCTCCTTTTGAATCGCGTATAAGCCTCTGACAAACTGAATATCGTAAGCGTGCACCTTTGCTAGCTCAACAAGCTCGTCGTCTGTGAGCGGCAGAAAAGGCAAGCCGGGGTAGTACACCCTGTGCCACTTCTCAGCCACCGGCTCGTAGGCAACCTTAATGGTCTCCTCTCCCAGCTTCTGTTTGTCAGTCACTTTGCTCATATCTTCTCCACCACCCTTACGGCAATGCTGACGCTCAGGTAATCCGTGCCTGCCAGCGTATAGATGGCTGGCTCGTCGGCGTCCACGCTGGCGACGTGATCCACCTGCCCGCCCAGCGTGATGTCATCCGTCAGCGCCGTCATCACCGCATCAGCCAGCGTGTAGAGTGCTGATTGCTGGGCCTCCGTGACGCCCTGGGCAATGGGCGAATGCACAATGCGCACGCGAACAAGCGTCTCGATGCGCACCAGCTCATGCGCGTGCTGGCGGCGATTCTCGCCGACCGGCGTCACTAATGCCATCGGCAGTGCAGCCGTGGTGACGCTCATCGGCACGGTCGTGTAAGCCGCGACGATTCCCGGCACAGCAGCAACCACGGCATACACGGCGTTAACGGCGCTCAACATGGCATCACCTCAAGCACAACGTATGGGTCAAGCATCTGCGCGATGTCGCGCGGCAAGCGCGTATTCAGAGTGTTCATTCCTTCCTGCCCCGTCACGTCAAAAACCTGCGCGTCCTTCGAGCGGTACATCCAGCTGGCCAATCGAATGCAGATTTGCACGATGTCATCTGGCGGGGCCGCGGTGAATCCCCATTGGCCCGTGACGTCTGCGGTGTATTCAATGCTCCAAGATGGTGCGTCGGATTTGATGCGCAGCAACCTGGTCGGCGGGTCAAACGGCACAAAGTCTGATGGCAACAGGGTGTCGCCTTCGTCGGTCACAACCTGCGTCAGCGCGCGCAAGTCGTCCGGCAGGAAGAACACGTCCCGGACGATGTGTTCCCGGCGAATCTTCTTCGTCGCGGTTGACGCAGTGAATCGCCTGCCGGTGTAGCGGTCAATGGCCGCTGACGCGGCGTCTCTCAGCCGCGTCAGCAGCGCATCTTCGCTCGTCCCGGTGATGCCCAGATACTGCTTGACCTGAGCGAGCGTTGCGTACGACATTAGCTAACGATGGTCGTAGTAGTCAACTTCGCAGGCGGGTTGTTGCGCGCCGAAGTGCCGATGAAGACCACGGCGACCGTCGCGTTCCCGTTCACCGCCGCGCGAATCCAGCGGTGACCGTCCGGCAAATCCTCGTCGCGGATGTTGATGACGGCCTCGCTGTTCGCAGGGATGCTGGTGACGGACTTGCCAGCCAAGTTGGTGAACGTGGCGTTGTCTGCGCTGCTCTGAATCGCAAAGGACGGTGGCGTAGTAGCAGTGCCTACGATGCACACAGCAGCCACACCACGCAGCAACTGCATGTCCACACTAGTTGTTTCCGTCGCGCCGGTGATCGCCTGCGCCGGCAGGCGACCGGCGATGTTCAGAAAGTCAGTCGGCTTCATGTCAACCTCCTGCTACTGTAGCCTTACAAAAGGACTCACTTCCACGTTCGTGTTGATGTACTTAGCCTTGTCCACCACGCGCGGCGTTCCGTCAGCGTAAACCGTCAGCCGATACGCCGTCTGATCGAACTCGAAGTAGGCATCTGCGCTTGCTGCTATCTCGATGTCGCGCACCAGCTGAACGGCGTACATCGAGAAGTCGGCCAGCAGCACGTCGCCGGCAGTGCCTAGCGGGTTGACCTTCTCCGTCAGGATGACCGGAATACCCATAAGCGTACCGGCAATGCCTTCCTGCCAGTTCGGTTGCCAAACCGGGGTATTGCCGATGGAGAACTGGACGAGCTGCGGCAGCACGGTCGGATGGATTAACCACACGGCGCGACCAAGCGAGCCTGGCATCAGCCGCTCCAACATTCGAGCTGCGTCAACTGGCTTGAATTGGTTGGCAGTGTCGCGCGCCACGCTGACCAGCGCTTGCGCATTTAGCACGCCAAGCGGTTCGCCTGCGCCGCTACCACGAATGTAGTAGTAATCCAGGTAGTCCGAAGCACTTTCAGCCAAGATGCGCCTGATTTGCGCGTCAAACGTGGTGCTGGCCAACATGCGATTGCTCACGCGCACGATGCCGGCCATCGTCAGCGCGCGCAAGGTGTACTGCTTGAAGGCTGGCTCGGTCTCGGCAATCGCGCTGTTCTCGTTCGCCCACGTGAACTTGACGCCACCGTACCAGGCGAACACACCCGAAGCACCCTTGCCCAAGTCAATGACCGGCTGGCGGACCGTGCCGGGAGCATCAGTCACAAACGCGCGCGGCAGCACAATAGACTGCTCACTCACAGCGGTTAATAGGTCGGGGAGGAGCGTCTCCGGCACAAGGTAGCCCCCCGATGGGCCTTGTCCTGTGCCTAGCGCCTTGATTGCTTCTACGTCCTTGCGCGCCACGGCGCTCATGAAGTCGCGCAAGGTTGCAGTCTTGGTCTCAGTTACAAACATGTGAATCTCCTTCGCCACGCCCTTTCGCGCATCCGCCTTGCCTTCGTCGGCGGTGACGACCGCCGCAGGCTCGACCTCTGGACGCGCAATCGAGCGAATAGCTTCGACGATCTCGACGCCGAGCGTGCGCGGCTCAGCCGGCGTCGGCGTCAGCGACACTTCAACAATCGGCCAGCGCTCAATCTCGCCTGTGCTCTTGCGCGAGACCAGGTGACCGGGCGCGCCAGTGCTCATGCCAAGCGCGCCTTGCTCAGCTAACTGGCGCACGAGCTCGATGTACTTGCTGTGCCGGTCAAGCTCGGCCCTGACCAGCACGCCAATGTCGTCAGCATCCATGCGCTCTACGCGCCCAATCACCCGTAGCCCAATCTCAGGATGGATGCCATGCTCGTACAGGAGCGGTGGGTTGCTCAACCCGAGAAGCTCCGACCCGAAGTCGGTCTTGCGCGTGAAATGCTCGCCGTGTAGGTCACGCCCGCCGAACACGACCGCGTAGCCTTCAGCGTAGAGCTTTCCCTCACGCTCATACACCTTCACTGCAAACGAGCGAGTCTCTGCCTCTAGGCTGGAGTTTTGGGGATCCGGATCCGGGCCCGGACTCCGCTTTGTATCGAACGAGCGCGTCTCTGTCTCCTGTTCCTGCTCGCCAAGCAGCTTTTCGAGCGCGTTGCGCGCCTGCGCGAGTAACTCTTCTGGCGCGTCAATTCCCCCGCGCGCGCCATTCAAGGCGGCCAGCGCGAACCGCATACCGGACGTGATAAGGCGCGGATCGCCATTCACAATGTCGCCACAAGGGGCGACCAAATCATCTTTCGTCGCAGACTCGTCGCGCCTGAACAGGAACAAGCGCGCAGCGCGGTCAAGTGCTTCGTTGCGCATATCCTCTTCTGCCTCTGTCTCGTATCCGGCCCACGACAGGATGCGCTCGCGTGCGGCGTCTCCGTCCCACTCGCCGCGCTCAATTACAGGAAGGTCTGTGTCAAGCGTGAATCTCATCGTCTTAGCTCCCGCTCGATGATGCGCGAGAACTCGCGCATCACGGCACGATTGTAAACCAGTTTACTTGCTTCTTCGTCGGCGCGTTTCCAGCCGCGATCTCGATGGAACGGCTGTTGTGCTCGCCCGATCACGAACGCGGCGTAGCGCGCTTTGTTTCGCACGACCACTTGTGCACTGCTGGTCGGCGTGACGAACCACTGCTTTGCCAGCCATCCCGTTCGTCGGTAGGGCAACTTGACGTTGGCCAGCACATACCTGCGCTGACGCATGCTCTTCCAGCGGATGCGCATCCCGGGCTTTCTCAACGGATACACGTTCACGTTGTCGCGCAGCCGGTAGCCCAGGAAGAGCAGAGCCGGCGTAAGGTCAATCTGGCCGCGGAACACGCGCGGCAGGTTCAGGCGAACGATGGTCTTGCTCATCTTCGGCGTCTCCTCGGTTGCTCAAGCGTCGTCCAGCATCTGCACCTGACATGCGCAGGTGGCAGATCATCCCAGCCGTCGCCTTGCTCGCGCCCATCGCGCGGCGCGCAGATTGGGCACACGCGCTCGTCAGCGGCTGTGCGCCACACGTGAACGAGCGATACACCCGACTCGTCAAGTATCTGGCGCGCGATGTCAGTTCCCTGCGAGTAAGCGCGCGTGATCTCAGTTGTGGCGATCATCTCCGCGCGTTGCGGACCGAACATGCGCGCAATACGGTCAACAAGCATATTGCGCGTCCAGCCTTCTGCGCGAGAGCGCGTGAATAGCTCTTGCAGTCGCTTCCTCGTGGTCTCGTTAATTCCGCGGATGAGTTCGTAACTGTAGTCTTTGGCCCACTGACTTGCGAAGTCGTACGCTTTCTCCACGTCAGCAAAGGCTGCGGATGACAACATTGCGGCAGTCGCTTGGTCAACAGCAACAGCAAGCAGCAAAGACTCAGCATAGGCGCGCGCTTGCTTCTCGAAGCCTTGCTCATCGTAGCTCAGGTCATCCAGCGAGATTGAGTCATCAAGGACTTGAAGCATCTGCGCAGCCAGTTGCTCGCGTTCGCGGTCGAGTGGCGGATCAACGCTACGTGCCTTCGCTTCGACAAAGCGCGCGAAGGCAAACGGCGGATGGCCAAGTTCGGCAAGCGACTTGACCGCGCGAACCCACGAATCCGGCAGCTCACGCGGGGAGAAGTCGGCAAGTAACGTCTTGCGCGCCTCGCTCTTTCGTCGCCATTGGTCGAGTTCGCGCAGCGCAGATTGCGTCGCAATGTCAACCGGCTGCTCTGTCTCAAACCCCAGCATCTGGCGCGCTTCTTCGCGCGTCACCAGGCCGGCTTGGTACAGGTCAATCACGCTCTTGCGCTGTGCGCCTACGTCCTCGGCCAGCGCCTCAATGTCGTCGTAGTTGATTGCCAGACCTAAGGCTTCTGCGATCAACTCCGCGTCTGGCAGCACCGTGTCGCGCCAGAAAGAGATGCGATGTTCAGCGGCGGTGGCGTAGTTCGCGGCATCAGTTAGCATCGTGACCGGCACGCCAAACGCTGCGCTGATGCGCCTTAACGCCATTTCATCAACCTGCGACATGGCGAGCTTATCAAGCGCCGGGATGTCTAGCGGTCGGATTTGCATGTTGCGCCTGAGCACAAGGGCGCGCCACGCATTGCGCACGCCAGACGTGAGACGCTGCCATGTTGTGCGCACAGCTTCGGCGTCAGCGTCCGTCAGCGCGCCTTCCTCTGGCGTGATGATGAGTGGTGGAAGTGCGCCCTGCTCAAAAAAGGCGCGCGTGAATTGCTCGGCAGCTAGCGCGGTAGCTGCACTGGTCTCAGCTATTTTCAGCGGCGCTAAACCAGGCCCGATATCGCTCGTCGGAGACCAGGTGTGAGCGTATATGACCTGGTCGGGCGAGTAGCGGCGCGAGAACTGGCCGTTCTGCCAGACGTGAGCAGTAATTCCTCTCATCGCATCCCCTTCCACTCGCATCGCGGTTGGATTGAGCACGCGCATAGTCGCACGCTCAACCCAGAACGCACCTGCGACGCACAGCGACGCTTCGCAGAGATAGTACAGGCGCGCCGGAAACGGTGCTTGCTCTTCGCCACGCAGGAAAGTGAGCGATGCGACGGCATTCGCGCGCAGAGTGATGCAGCGCAAGACGTAGGCATGGAGCGAGTGCGACTGTGGGCGAGTCACGTAGCCCACAGCATCAATCGCCTTTGTCGTCCCATATGCCGTCTTGATGGTCACCATATCGCATCCGCAATCGCGCTGCTTCTGCCGGCTGCGCGCGAATACACCCACGCGATGGCCATCACGCAGTCATCGTGCATCCCAGCAGGTGCGGAGTACTCGTACGTACCGTCCTTTCGTCGTCGCTGCGAGAACTGCTCCAGCTCAGTCAGCACGTAGTCGTCGTCCGGCAGCGCTATCTCGCCACGTTCAATCGCCCACGCCAGACGCTCAATGATTGCACGCTTTGTGCTGGCCGTGGTCGTCGCGCCTAAAACCGGGACGTTCTGAGACGCAAGGTAGTCCATGACCGGCGCGCCGGCAGCGTTCTGTTCCACGACGACCTCTACGGTCTGGTATTCGCGCGCGATCTGCGCAATGCGCTGAACGGTGCGCGTGTAGTCTTCGTGCCGCCAGCGCGCGACCTTCAAGACGGCTGAATGGCTGATGTCAAACACAGCAACCGCGGTGTAGTCCTCGTCGCGCCCGATGTCCACTCCTAAGGCGAACGGGCCGCGCGGTTCGACCTTGCGCACGCAGGCGCGAACACCACGGAAAACGCCGCCGGCTTCATCCACGAACTCAGCCAGCCACTCCTGACGGTAGGTGCGCTCGCTCACGAGTTGACGCGCGCGCTCCGCAGCCTCGCGGATGCTTTGCAGCGGATTGTCAGTGCTCGGCGCGCGCCACGCCGCCTTTTCCTGCTTGCATCGCTCGTACTCGCGCCAGAACCAGTTGCGTCCTCTTGGCGTGCTAACGAGTATCGCGTGCCCCCGGCGGTCTGCCAATGTCGGCATGAGCACATCGTACCAGACGCGCTCGTCCATCAGCGCGGCCTCGTCCACGATGACCAAATCAAAGGCTTCACCGCGGATTGAATCAGGAGAGTCAGCAGAATACACACTGATTGAGCCGCTGGATGGGAACTCGATAGTGCGCTCGGCGCGCCGGATGCGCAAGCGGTCCGCGACCGGCGCGGTCATGCGTTCTGCAAGTCGCCACAACGGGCGCGAGTTGCGGTACGTAGGTGCAACCCACGCGACTGCGCCGCCATGCGCTGCGCATGAAAGCGCAAGGCTGCCGGCCATGACGGTTTTGCCCCATCGCCGACCAGCGCAAACAACCTTAGTCAACGCTGGACTCAGAGCTATCGCCGTCTGGTCTCGCCGCAATCGCGGCAGCAGCAGCGTAGTAGTCATACGCGCGAACCTCAATTGGCGCACCGTCTCGTCCGCTCACTTCTACCTTGTCTGGTACTTTGCCGTAAGCAACCTCAAGTATCCACTGCACGAGGCGCGGGTTGCGCATTGCACTGCGCAAGATGGTCTCGACGTTTGTCGCTACATGGCCGTCAATGACAAGCGGTTGCCCGTCCGGAGCTTTCGCTGGCTCATTGAGCAAAGACAACGCAAGTCTGCGCAGCTGGTCGAAGGTTCGTGGGCGGCCTTTGCGGTTTATGCGCGGGTCGCCCTTAACGAACCCCTTGCCCGTAATCCCGCCGGGCTTTTTCCCCGCGTTGTTCTCGGTTGTACTGCTACGTGTCTCGTCGCTCATTTGAGCTACTTCGCTCTGAAAGATTCCATCGCCTGCTCCAGCAACTCAAACGCGCGCTGGTGACGCTCCAGATCGCGCTTGAGTGCCTGAATCTCGTTGCGCAGCGCGCGAATCTCCGCGGCCTGCTTGGCCGTCATTGCGGCCAGCAGCACAGCAGAGACGGCGAACAGCGCAGAGAAGGCGTCCATGCGCATTCAGTGATCTTTCTTAAGGAACTTAGCTAAGTTCTCCGGCAGCGGTATGCCAAGCTCATGTAGGCTGGCGACGATGCGACCAATCAGCGACGCTTCGATGATGAACCACGTCGCGGTAGCCACGGCCTGCAACCCAAGCTCATCTGCGGCGATACGAATGCTGGTGTATGCGACGACGTAAGGCAGCAGATGACGCCATAGG